ACGCTGTGTTAGATAGCTCAACATAACCATAACGTGTCATGAATGATACGACTGGTTCGAATGTTGATGGATCTAGTACAACACCACTGCTCATCAATGGAATGTATGGGCAGTAGAATGCAGCAGCATCAGATTCGCTAGAACCTTTGTAGCCGATTAGTACATCGTCGTCTGCTGCGTAAGTGTTTACATACACTTTCATAGCATTGTTTAGTGTACCAACCATTTTAGTGTTAGTTGGTGCTTCGAATGTACCTTCAGTTGTACGTGCAAATGCACTAGTTGTAGCACTTTGTAGAACAGTTAGGATTGCTGGTGAAACAACAGCCCAGTTACCTGCGCCACGACGTGTACGTTGTGCAATGCGGTTTGCAGCACGGTTGACTAGAACTGCTAGAGCAGCATGTTCGTCACCAACGAATGTTGCAGTACCTGAAACAGCAGCTTGGTTGAATGTATCAGTACCAGTACCTGCTAGGCTTGAAAGTGAACCGAGAATTTCTTGGTCGATTTCAGCGGTAATTTCTTGTGCTAGAGCAGCCATAATTTCTGCTTCAACATCAATACCGTGCTGGCTTTGAGCATCTTGAGCTGATTCAAATGTCCAACGAGCACTCAACTTACGAGTTTTCGCTTCGACAGTTTGTTTCAAGATTTGAATTGACATTCTGTTACCAGCTTCACCTTCTAGTGATGCTGTTGGTGCTGGAGCATTTGTTCCGTCACCTGAATATGATTCTGCAATCTTGAATGGGCTAAGAGCTTCTTCACCTGCAACAGCACCGCTGGCGCCTGTGCCAACTGTATCTGAATAACGTACTCTTAGTGTGTGGATTTGACCCACAGGACCAGTCATTGGTTGTACACCAACTAGATCATTTGCAATCACTGTTGGCATTACACGTCTGATCACTGGAAGGATCACACGATTTAAAGTTGCGATATTACCGGCAGAGGTAGCACCAGCTGTAGCAGTCTCTGAAAGATACTGACGTGTATTTTCTAGAGTAGTTGCCATTACAGACTTTTTAGTTCCTTGTAGGCCTTCAAGAAGTGCTGTTTTGGTGTCCTGCCAGCGACTTTCTAGTAGTTCTGACATAATTATCTCCTTAATTTAATCCAGCTAGACGTTTAAAATCAATTAAATTGTCGTCTGCTGCTTTTCTACTAACGTTAGTTTGCGAAGTTGTTTCGCGGTTGCCTGTTACTTCTTTTGCCTCTGATAAAACTGTTGCCTTCTTCGCCGGTGTCTTTCCGTCAATAACTGCCGGTAGATACTTGTCAAACGATGACTGAAGTCTATGCGTTTGAACCGATTCAAGTAAATCTGTCATAATCTCTTTTTGTTCCTTTCCTAAAGGAGCAATTAGACTATCTAAGATGTCTTTGCGTTCAGCTTGTGCTTTCATCGAATTGATTTGAGCATCTTTGCTTTCTGCAAGTTTAATTGTCTTAGCCATCGCTACTTTTGCTTCTTCTAGTTGCTTGTTTTTAACATTAACAACTTTCATAAGTTTAGCAGTTTCTGATTTCTCGTTTAGATGACTAGTTGCATATTCTGAAGCAAATGCTTCGAATAGTTTGCGACCGAAGTCGTTTCTACGTGCTTCTTCAATATCTTCTTTAAGTGCAGTAATTTCACTTGTAAGTGTTTTACTGACAATGTCTGATACTTTAGATGCACTATTTTCTACAAATGCTTTTTTAAGATCTGCAAATTTTGACTTAGCTTCTTTAACAAGTTTAACTTTAGTTTCAGCTAGGTCTTTTTTGTCTTCATGGAACTCAGCAATTTCTTTAGCTAGTGCGTCAACTACAAAGTTCTCAAGCATATTAAACTTTCCAGCAATAGCTTTTTGATCTTCGTGTAGCTCTGAAATTTCTTTACTTAGTTGCTCTGCAACAAAGCGTTTCATTAAACCTGCATTTTCACGCATTGCAATAGCATATTTTGCTTTTGCTTCTGCAAGTTGCTTACGATCTTCTGCAAATTCTGCAATTTCGTCACCAAGGCGCTCTTCAAGTAAAGTGTCAATTGCTTCTACCATTGTTGATTTATCATGCTCGTATTTCTTAGCAAACTCTTCACGAAGCTCAGCAGTTACCTGCTGTTTGTTTTCTTGAATTTTTGCATTCCACGCTTGTTCAACTTCAGCACGAACTTCTTCCGAAACTACATCGTTTTCAAACAAAGTTTTAAGTGCGTCCAACATACTGTTCTCCTTTTTATTGGAGTCGACTGATTATATTAATCAGCGATTCTTTTAAATATTTCTGTGCCTTGTCGTCGTGTTTTGTTGCCTGTGCAAGTTCGTAAGCCTTATATCCGCCACGAGCGTTCATAAGGTGCTCGTAAATTGGTGTAGGATATGCACCGGGGGCGCTAGGCTGTGCCACAACGTCCACGGTGATAATTTCAAAATCAGACACATGGTTTTGACCATCTTCTGAAACATTACCGCTACCTCTAGAAGAAACACCTAGTTTCACACCACTTTCAAGCATGGTGCGAACTAGGTTTCCCATTGGGGTAGGTAAGATTTTCATTTTACCATAACCATTTGCATCATCCATCCACATTTCTGTAATCATGTGTGATACACGGTCTAGGTTAATGTTAAGTCCATCTGGATGATCAACCTCTCCG